ATGAGCGCCTTCTTCAATCTCTGCCCAGTATCGGCGCGCCACGGGTATCTGCTCGTGGTGAAGAACGAGCAGGGGGGCCTCATCGCCATCTGCCCCAAGTGCTACGTCCCAGTCAAGGGGCGCAAGAATCTTTTGGAGGTGAAGTAATGAACGCATTCAAGGACTTCGTCGGGTTCGTCATGTTCATCGCGTGCATCATCGTGGTGCTGATTGTTGGGGGTGCAGCATGACAACGCTGAACCGCAAGAGCCAGCCGAAGACGTACGGCAACTTCTACAAGCCCAAGGAGCGCATCGAAGCGCGCAAGCGCAGCGACGCCACCATCGTCATCTGCATCGCCGTGATCGTCATCGTGGCGCTGGTGAGGGGCTTCTGATGATCGCTGATCTATGCAAGCCGGGGGACATCAGCGGGATTGGCAAGCACCGCCCCTGCGTTCGGGTGCTCATGTGTGGCAAGTGCGACCGCCCGCTGGTGAACGAAGCGCCAGTCTGCGGCGAGTGCAGCTACTGCATCCGACTGCAGGAGCGACGCGAGCGCAAGCCACGCGAGACGCCCACGGGGAGGTGGTAAGTGCCGCTCTACGTGTTCTTCTGCATGACCTGCTGCACCACTGAGGAGCGACTGCAGACGGGGTATCAGCCCGTGGTGCCGCGCTGCGACGGGTGCGGCGCGTGGATGCAGTTGGAGATCAACGCCAGCAGCGTCCAGTTCAAGGGCGAAGGCTGGGCCAAGGTAGACCGAAAGAAGGAGGGGAAGAAGTGAAGAAGCAGTTCGAGTTCATCAAGGCGCCGCAGCGTTCAGCCGAGTGGCTGGAGTTGCGACGGCAGGGGCTGGGAGCCTCAGACATGGCGGCAGTGATGGGCGTGAGCCCGTACAAGACGCCCTACCAGCTCTGGGCTGAAAAGACTGGGGCGACCCCGGAGCAGAAGGTCGGAGCAGCAGCCAACCGTGGCGTCATCCTTGAGGATGCCGTCGGGCAGTATTACGAGCAGGAGCGCGGCGTCAAGTTGCGCAAGTCGAACGGCGTGGTCAGGTTGCGAAAGCACCCGCGCATCATGGCGTCATTGGATCGCACCATCGTTGGCGAGCCGAAGGGCATCGTTGAGATCAAGACGTCAGCCAGCCCACGCTGGAGCATGTGGCCCGTGCCGCCTGAGGTCGTCATCCAGACGCACGTGCAGATGGGGATCGTCGGCGCTGAGTGGTGCGACGTCGTCGCCCTGCTTGGCGGGCTCGTGTTCAAGATTGAGCGCGTGCAGTTCGACCCTGAACTCTGGGCGGAGATTCAGCGGGCAGCCATGCTCTTCTTGGAAGCCGTGGACTCTAAGACGCCGCCTCAGCTGGAGGCACTGGACGCCCAAGCCTTCGCCATCGCCACGCCGCAGGGCTCGCAAGAGTTCGTGGAGGCGACGGCAGACTTGGAGCGCGTCTACGCCCAACTGCGTGAGACGAACACTGAGTTGCACTTCATTGAGCAGAAGAAGGGCTCGCTCGAGATCATCATCAAGGAGGCGATTGGCGAGAAGGCGGGGCTGGCTGGCAACGGCTGGACGGTGTACTGGAAGCAGGCACGCCCGTCGGAAGTCACGGACTGGAAGATGGTGGCGCAGGCGTCAGGTGCTCTGCCGTCAGTGATCACCACGTACACGGACGTCAAGCCCGGCAGCCGCCGCTTCATCATCAACGACGGAGGGCTCCATGACTGAGCAGACAATCATCCTTGACCCGCACCAGTGGGTGTACGCCACGCAGGTCGGCACGGCGCGTGACGAATCCAGCAAGGCGAAGGGGCAGCAGGGGCGCGCAGGGCAATCACCTGACCGTAGCCTGCAGAACCACATTGACGGCGCAGCTGCTGAACTGGCAGTATGCATCGCTCTCGGGCTGCCGTGGTCGGCAAACATTGACACCTATCTGAACGAGCCCGACGTGGAGGTGCCGTGGCTCGGCGGAGTGGAGGTGAAGTGGACGTCGGGCATCGGGCTCATCGTTCGCAACGAAGGGCGTCACGAGATCCACGTGCTCGTGACTGGCAACGGGCCAGTCAAGCGCATCGTGGGTTGGCTGGACGTGGAGGGCTTGGAAGCCCTGAAGGCAAGTCCGAAGACTGACTTCGGCAACGGTCGGGCGCCGCAGTGGCTCAAGCCGATCGAAGAACTGAACGACTGGGGACTCTTCCCCAAGAAGGAGGCAGCATGAACAAGAACGCAGAGATTCTCGCCGCACTAGAAGCACCCTTCCCACCTGAGGTGATCCGTCACCGCGTGGGTGCCGGGGGCAAGGACTTGCAGTGGGTGGACGCCCGCACCATCAGCGCACGCCTTGACCACGTGCTAGGGATCAGCGCGTGGGACTTCGCCGTGGAGCCAGTAGGCGACACCACCACGGTGCTGGGCATCTTGACGATCCGCTTCCCAGACGGCAGCGTTGCCCGTCGGCAAGACTTCGGCTATGAGACAGGCGGCTCAGGCGAAAGCCTGAAGGAGGCCAGTTCAGACGCCCTCAGGAGATGCGCCAGTCTATTCGGTGCAGCTAGGGCACTCTATGGTGGCGAACGACCCGCAGCGGGGCGCGTTGCCCTGCCTCCGTTGAAGGCAATGAGCCTCCCTCAGACTCCAGCGCCAACCACGGGGCATGACACGGTGGTGCTGAAGGCAGCCATGGCAATGTTTGGCAACGACAACTGCCCCGATCATGGGCAGCCGTGGACGAAGAAGCCGGGCGGCGTATCCAAGGCAACGGGCAAGCCGTACCAGCCCTTCTGGGCATGCTCGGGACGCACTGACGGGGCCTTCTGCAAGCGCAAGCCCAGCATCGACTTCATCAACGCGCAGGCTGCGCCACTGGGCGAGCCAGTGCGGGCTGAAGAAGATCTCAGCGAGTTGCCGTTTTAGGTCATCACATGGGGGCGGGCACTGGACTGCTCGCCCCCGCCAGCATCGGAGGACGTCATGGGACTATGGATCAAGTGGGACGCTAACGCTCACAAGGACGACAAGATCGCAACGCTCACGGACACGGAGTTCAGGGCGTTCATCATCGCCATCAGCGAAGCCAAGCAGCTGCGCAGTGGCGGCATCTTCAAGAGCCGGGAGCACCTGAAGGCGTGCATCGGCAGCCGCTTCGGCAAGGCGATCAGCGGGCTGCTCAACAAGGGCCTGCTCGGGGTAGATCAGGCAGGGTTCGTTGCCATTACGGGCTGGCATCGCTATCAGGTTGACCCGACATCGACCCAACGTCAGGCTGCGTTCACTGCTCGCCGACGCTCAGAATCGGGGGGGTTGACGGAATCCAAACACCATAGAGCAGAGAGAGAGAAGAGTGAGAGAGAGAATAAACCCCCTACCCCCTTACAGGCGGGAGAGATCTTGAGGAGAATCGTAGGATGAGAAACGTTGCCTTCATTGGGAAGTCAGGCACTGGCAAGACGACACTGAGCCAGATGCTCTCGGAGCATCACGGGTATCAGGTCACCAGCATCGCAGCGCCGATCCGAGAGATCGCCGTCATGGCGTATGGCAAGTTCGATAAGGCGATGAAGTACCCGCAGCAGACGCTGGGACTCTCTCGGCTGATCACTGGACGGGAGCTTCTGCAAGACATTGGCGCTGCCTTGAGGGAGATGGATTCTCTCTTTTGGATGCGAATCTGGCTGCAGCGAACGAAGCACGGCGCTGAGGATGGAGTGCTTGGGAGCATGCTCTTCGTGGTGGACGACGTCAGGCTTGACGCTGAGCGGGCCTTCATCAAGGCGTGGTACCCCGACACGCTCTTCGTGCGGCTGGTTCGCCCCCCGGTGGGCGAGTTGCAGGAGTGGCAGCGAGACATTACGGAGCGACAGGCTGGTGACATGGAAGCCGAGCTGGTACTGGACACGGACGCACTGACTCCCCTAGAGTGCATCGCATCCGTCCTTGAGGCGGCACGCATGGAGGTGGAAGCATGAGCGACATGGGCGACCTTGAGACGATGGCGGAGATGGTCGGATTCAGATACGCCAACTGCGCGATCGACACGGTGACCCGCAAGGTCACGCTGCAGTGTGAAGATCACGATGGTCAGACGCTGACCGTTGAGGCTGACAGCATCAGCGATGCGATGAGCGCCATGATGGTGAAGCTGGGCTCAATGCTCCAGCGGGACGGTCAGACATGGCAGGAGTAAAGTCGCAGCGCGGCGGGCCATCGTTGCCCCCACGCTGGACGGACACGGACTGCACGGAGTGCGGCAAGGTCATCGCCGTTGCCGATCCGAAGAAGCCCACCTTCCCAGCCGCTCGCGTGAAGGTCATCACCTTCCACGGAGCCAAGGGCAACGTGCGCTTGCACTGGCGACACAAGGCGTGCGTCAAGTGAGCCGGGTGAAGCAGTTCACTTACAAAGGCGAGAAGCTCTTCGCTTCGCAGTACGGCACCAGCGCCGAAGTGTTCGACGTGGACGGGCTGCCCTATGCCCGACTCAGCACCTACGTCACGGGAGACGAAGCCCCGGCTGGCTTCTTCTTCTGCAAGGCGTACAGCGAGAACACCGAACTGGTGCAGGCGCTGATTGAGCAGGGCACGCTGATCATCGTCGGCGAGCCGATCTTCTTGCCGCCGTTCGGCGCGAAGGTATACGTCGCCCGCATCAACTCCGAGCATGAAGGGGTGCAGTGATGGAGGGCCTGATCGTCACGCTGATGGCAGTCCACACACTGATCGCTCTTGCCATGGGCTGGATTGGGTTGACGCATCACCGCGCCAGCTCAGGCATCGTCATCACGTGGTTCGCCATCAGCCTGCTCACGATCGTCGGGCTAGGGCAGGCGCTACGATGAGCCGCATGAGTGACCTTGACATTGACCTGAAGAACGCCGCACGCAGCCGCATGGGACGCAATAATCGACAACGCGGAAACGGGCTGGAAAGAAGGCTCGCCTCCGAACTGACTGATGCTGGGCTGGCTGGTATTCGCAAGGGGCACCTTGGGGGCAAGACTGACGTGCAAGCCATCGGGCTGATTATCAGCGCCAAGAAGGGCGGCGCCTACTCTGAACGCTACGACAAATGGCTCAACGAGTTGACGCCCAAGGCTGACGAAGTTGCCGCGCTGGTGGTGGAAGACGCCCCGGGCTCAGGCATCAAGGCGCGCCGCATGGTGGTGATCAGTTGGGAGTCACTGGTGCAGCTGCTTCAAGAGCGGGAGAAGCAGTCATGAAGATCGCACTGGCACTGGCCCTCATCTTCACGCCACTGCTCAACCCGCAGCCACTCAGTGAGCCGCTTGCGCCCTACGCTATGGGCGTGCTGGCTGATCAGCCTGAGGTGCCTGAGGGGTACTTTGTCGGCACTGCGACATGGTTCAACGCTGAGCGTGGCACGCAGTCCACGTGGTACTCAAGAGCAGGGATCACCCTATACGGCGCGATCGGCGCTGACGTGCGCGCCTACAAGCAGCACTACTGGCGCACCAGCTGGGACGTCAGGATCACGAGCCTGCTGACGGGCAAGAGCGTCATCGTGCACGTGGTAGATGAGTGCACCTGCTACGGCGTGCGCCGTGACCCCAACGATCAGCGCCTGATCGACCTATCGCCGAAAGCATGGGCAGTGCTCGGCGTCCCCCTATCACGCGGCGTGATGCCGATCACCTTGGAGGTCATGCCGTGAGCAAGAGCCTGCGCCCCGACGTCATCAACAAGCGCGTGCTGGAGTCTTACCCCGGCAGCACTGCCGTCATCGCCAGCGAGAAGGTCGCTGCCAAGATGCGCGAGTGCGGCGTGCAGATCACTGGGCGCACGATCCGCAGCTACGCCAAGGCGGAGCGCCGACCGTCGGAGAAGTTCTGCTTCATGTTCGCGCAAGCCTATGGGCCCTTCGAGCAGGATGACTGGATGGAGCGGGAAGAACTCCCGAAGCCCTACACCAGCCCGCGCCGCCCTGAACTAACTGCAGCTGAGAAAGAAGCCCGACGCTTGCAGATGCTGGTGGCACGATTCTGCAACTGGTGCGTGGGTGGCGACACGGGAAGCGCCGAAGTGTTGCGCTGCCCTGATGCAACTTGCGTGCTGCGCCCAGCATCACCGCTGCCACTGGCAAGCAACGCTGCCACGAAGCGCGTGGCGTCACCTGACAGGTGGGACTGATGGCATACAATCGCCGCACGCCGTCTCTCGTAGACGGCCCCCTCCCCGGCGCTGCATCCTCCCAGCGTCGGGGAGCGACTCCCTCACTGCGTGAGCAGGTCACTGCATACCTGAACGCGCACCGTGACGTCATGCACCTGAAGCAGTGGACGTTGAAGGTCAGCGCCGACATCCCATCAGATGACTCGTGGGCTGACATCGAAGTCAGTGACAATCTCTGGGAGGCGACGGTCAGGATCAGCGGGGACTTCTTCAAGGAGACACCAGAGAGCCAGCGCCGCATCCTTGCCCACGAACTGATGCACGTCCACCTTGCCGCACTAGAGCGACTGATGGGCAGCATGGAAGGCGTGCTCGGATCTCAGGCGTATGAGGTAGTTGACAAACTCTGGGACACGGAAGGGGAGCGAGTAGCTGAGGCGCTCTCGTTCGTGGTGGCTGAGGTGCTGCCACTCCCAGACTTCAAGGCGTGAGCCCCCTACGCTTCGCCCGGGCTTGCCTGACTTGCGGCATCTTGCAGCGAGTGGGCAACCGTTGCCAGCCCTGCCAGAACAAGATCGTCACGAAGCGGGAGAAGGAGCGATACGGGCCTGCTGGACGCAGCCCCTACGCCGACCCTGAGTGGCGCAAGTTGAGCCGACAGATGCGCGAGCAGTTCGGCTGGTGCTTCGCATGCAAGTCGACCACTGACTTGACGGTGGATCACGTGACCCCACTGCTGCCGGGGCAGTCGCCCGTCGTCCCAATGTCTGAGCTAGTCGTCCTATGTCGCTCGTGCCATGGCAAGAAGACGGCACGGGGGCGGGTTAGAATCTAGCGATGACATACCCTCAGGTAT